AAAAAAAGACCTTAAAAAAATACTTTACACTAATGGTAATGAAGCCATAATCTTAAAAAACGGGGCTAGGTTAGATGTTAGAGCTGCTACCCGCGATAGCGCGCGCGGTGCTAGCGCTGACTTTCTATTTATAGATGAGCTTAGAGAAATAGACTCTGAGGCCTTTGCAGCTGCTCTACCTGTAACCCGTGCTAGGCCCAATAGTCAGAGCCTATTTTGTAGCAACGCTGGAGACGGTTTTTCCGAAACCCTTAACGAATTACGCACCCGCTGCCAAAGTAGCCCGCCGCCGTCTTTAGGCTATTACGAATATAGCGCCCCGCCATTTTGCGCCCTAGATGACCGTAAAGCGTGGGCAGCTGCTAACCCGGCGCTAGGCATACTAATAACTGAAGAAACCTTGCAAGAAGCTCTAACGGTGCAGACCACAGAGCAATTTAGGACAGAGAGCCTTAGCCAATGGATAGACAGCTTGCAAAGCCCGTGGCCCTTTGGCTCTGTTGAAGATAGCAGCGATATAAATCTAAAGATGAGCCCCGGGCCGCTTACTGTTTTTGCCTTTGACGTTAGCCCTAGCCGCCGAGATGCCAGCCTAGTAATGGGCCAGCTGCTACCTAATGGCAAAATAGGCCTAGCAGTACTAGAAACCTACAGCTCACAGGTAGCAGTAGATGAAGTTTTAGTAGCAGCCTCTATTAAAAAATGGGCTGACCTGTATTACCCGCGTTTAGTCTGCTACGACAAATACACTACTGCCAGTATCGCGCAAAGGCTACAAAATGCAGGGGTACAGACCCGGGATATATCGGGGCAGACCTTTTACACCGCCTGTAGCGATATGTACGATGCTTTAGTAAATGACCGCTTGCGCCATAGCGGGCAAGATGCGCTAATTCAACAAATGGCTAACTGCGCAGCTAAACAAACCCCAGATGCTTGGCGTATTGTAAGGCGTAAATCTGCCGGGCCTGTAGATATACCTATTGGGCTTGCTATGGTGATACATATATTGGCGCAACCTGTAGCAGAGGCAAAGGTATACGCCTAGACACGCCCAAACCCAAACTGTAAACCTATACTTGACTTTTAGGCAATAATGCCCCTATGGGATTATTACAAACTATAGGCCTGCGTAAAAAAGACGTAGAGGCGCAATTATCGCCGCCTATTATGGCCCAAACTTACGGCGCGGGTGTTTATACGTTTGGCGGTTTATACAATACAAGCGGCGTACCGTTTATAGATAGAAACGTAGCGTTACAAGTACCAGCGGTAAGTAGATGCCGTAACTTAATCTGTGGAGTAATTGCAAGTATAGATTTAGAGCTAATACAAAAAAGTACAGGCCGTAAATTACAGAGCCCTGTTTGGTTAGACCAGCCGGATATTAGGCAACCACGCAGCGTTACCATAAGTTACACCGTGGACAGTTTATTAATGTACGGGGTGGCGTATTGGCGTGTAACGTCTTTGTATGAAGATGACGGCAGACCTAGCGGGTTTGAGTGGGTAGCTAATACACGCGTTACAGTAACTACAGATAATTATGGTGATGAAGTTGATTACTACTCAATAAATGGCATACGCGTACCGGATAGCGGCGTAGGGTCTTTAGTAACTTTTCAAAGTTTATTACCCGGCGTATTAGAAACAGGCGGGCGCACAATTCAAGCCGCGTTAGACATACAAAAAGCAGCAAGCGTTGCAGCTGCTACACCTATGGCAACAGGTTTTATTAAGAATAGTGGGGCAGATTTACCAGAGGCACAAATACAAGGGCTGTTAGCTAGTTGGAAGGCAGCGCGTGCATCACGCAGTACAGCTTATTTAACTAGCACGTTAGATTATCAAACTGTCGGTTATTCACCTAAAGAAATGATGTATAACGAAGCCTCACAGTATTTAGCTACAGAAATAGCCAGGTTAATGAACGTACCGGCATATTACATAAGCGCAGATATGAATAACTCTATGACCTACCAAAATATCATAGACGGGCGCAAAGAGTTTGTAGCTTATTCATTACAGCCGTTTATTAGCGCTATTGAAAACAGGCTTAGTATGGACGACGTAACCCGCCGAGGTAATCAGGTGCGTTTTGCGTTAGATACAACATTTTTACGCGCTGATACTTTAGCGCGTTTGGAAGCTATAGAAAAAATGCTAAATCTAGGTTTAATTGATTTAGAGCAGGCACAAAGTATGGAAGAACTAAGCCCAACCGGACTAACAGAGAGGCCTACAAATGCTATTAACATTTAGTGGCAACATAGAGGCAGTAGATAACGGTGAGCGCCGTACTATTGCTGGCAAAATTGCACCTTATGGAGAAGTAGGCAACACAAGCGCCGGGCGCGTAGTGTTTGCAGAAAACTCTATAACCGTGCCAGAGGTATCTAAAGTTAAGCTATTGATGTCGCACGATAACTCTAAACCTGTAGGGCGTATGCAAAGTATTACCAGCAATAAGACCGGGTTATATGCCAGCTTTAAAGTAAGTGCTAGCACCCGTGGTACTGACGCAATTTTGCTTGCACAGGAACAGTTAATGGACGGCCTTAGTGTAGGTGTAGAGGTAGAGGACTCACGCCCAGAAAAAGATTATCTGCTAGTTACGGCTGCTACCTTAAAAGAGGTATCTCTAGTAGAAAGCGCTGCATTTCCAAGCGCTGCCGTGTTAAAAATTGCTGCACAAGAAAACGCAGTAGATGAAAACCAACCAACAGAAACGAAAGGTGAAACCGTGGACAAAACCCCGGACGAAGTAGCATCAGAGGCAACATTTTTGCCAGACGGTGCAACAGTAACGCTAAAAAGCGTTAGCTATGAAAAAGATGATGCCGAGGGTGAAACTACACCTGTAGAAGCCGCGCGCAGAATTATTAAGCCAAGTGCATTAAACTCACAGAGAGTACGCACACCTATTGTAAATATGGCAACATACACAGAGCATAAAATTAAGGCTGCTCTAGGTAATGACCAAAGCAAGCTCTATGTAACAGCGGCAGATGATAGTTTTACTACTAACCCTGCATTTAAGCCAGAGCAGTATTTATCAGAGTTTGTAACTAACACCCGTTTTGTAAGAAGCGCGGTTGAGGCTTGCAGCCGTGGCGTTTTGCCTGCTAGCGGTATGACCATAAACGTGCCCTCACTTGTAACGTCAGATGGCGGGGGCTCAGGTGTAGCACCTGTAGTAACCGTGGAAGCTGAGGCCGGAGCGGTACAAAATACAGGTATGGTAACTGAGTATTTAACTGCCAACGTATCTAAGTACAGCGGTATGAACACTATTAGCGTAGAGCTATTAGAGCGTTCAGACCCTAATTTTTTTGCAGAATTAACAGCGCAACTACAAAACGCGTACTTAACTGCAACAGATACGGCAGTAGTAGCAGCTCTAACAGCCGGTGGACAGCAAGCTAACCCACAAGCTGCAACAAGTGCTGGCATTATTGCTTATACAGCTGAACAAACCGCTGCTGCCTATAAAGGTACTGGCTACTTTGCACAAAATTATCTAGCTAATGCCTCTCAATGGTCTTTGCTAATGGGTGCAACTGATAACACAGGCCGCCCAATTTATAACGCTATCCAGCCAATGAACGCAGGCGGCGACGTTAGACCAACCTCAATTAGAGGTAACGTCTTAGGTCTAGACCTATATGTAGATAAAAATATGGTATCTGGCGTTATTGATGAGTCAGCCTTTATTATCGTGCCAGAGGCAGTAACCGTTTATGAAAGCCCACAGGCTTATATGAGCGTAAACGTGGTATCAAATCTACAGGTACAAGTAGCTATCTATGGCTTTATGGCCACGCTAGTTAAAATGCCTGCCGGTATCCGTCGTTTTAACTTAACATAATAAATAACTAATAGTCTGGTAGGGCCTTAGCCCTTTGGCTCTACCAGACCTACAAAGAAAGGTACAAATATGCCGGCTACTTACGTTACCGCTGCTACGTTAAAAGCATCTTTAGGCGTTGGCACTTTGTACGACTCTTACACTTGGATAGAGGACACCTGCCAAGCTGCCCAAGATTTAATTAACGGGTTTTTATGGTTTGACTCTGCACCGGTGGTGGGAACTGCATTAGTAAACAATGTAGCTACCGTGATGATAGCCAACCCCGGCCTGTTTACTACTGGGCAATCCGTTACCGTAACCGGGGCTGGCGCTACTTTTAACGGCACTTATACAATTACTGGCACAGTACCGTTTAGCGCGGGTACTACTAATTTATTGCCAGCGTTTAATTTTCAGCTTAACTATTACCAATACCCACAGGGTTACAGCTTTATACAATATGCAAAAACGGCAGCTGACCAAAACTTTAGGCGCGTAGTACCTAGCGGCACTATGACGGGTGATGATACAAAAACGGCTACTTACGCTAATACACCTGCTATAAACGCAGCTGCACTTATGTTAGCTGAGAATATCTGGACTAGCCGTTTTAGCACACAAAACGGCGGCGTAAGCGTAGACGGTTACAGCCCTAGCCCTTTTAAGATGTCTAATACTTTAATGGCATCTATACGCGGTTTGTTAGCACCGTACTTATCGCCTAACGCTATGGTGGGATAATGCCAGCCGCGATAACTACACTACGCTCTACTATAGCCGCCGCCTTAGCTAATAATGCTGTTTGGAGTACCTTTAGTTACCCGCCAAGTACCATAGTAGCTAACAGCGTAGTAGTGGCCCCGGCAGACCCGTACCTTACGCCTAGCAATAATAAGCAAGCGACTATAGCGCCTATGGCTAATTTTAAAATAATTATGACCGTGCCAATGTTTTCTAATGAAGGCAACCTACAAGGCATAGAAGATACGATAGTAGCGGTATTTAATAAATTAGCCGCTAGCTCTATCGTTTTTAATGTTACCGCTGTAACTGCACCTAGCGTTTTAACGTTACCTAGCGGCGACTTACTAACAAGTGATTTACAAATATCCGTACTAACGACCTGGAGCTAAAATGGCACTAACAGATGAAGAAAAAGCGTTTTTAATCAAAATAGGCCAAGAATTGCCTAAAGAGGTTAAAGATACAAAGCAAAAAGCAACAGAAACACCGACAACAGAAAACGAGGCATAACCAATGGCAATTTTTCTTTCTAACGGCGTAGAAGTTACGCTGAACGGCGTGGTGCTATCAGACCACGTTACTAGCGCAACTATTAACCGTAGCTTTGATGAGCTAGAGGTAACAGCTATGGGCGATACCGCACATAAGTTTGTTAAAGGTTTAGAGGCCAGCACTATTACGCTTGATTTTCTTAATGATAATGCCGCTAGCGGTGTAGGCGCGGTACGCGCTGCGTTGCAAGCTGCGTGGGGTACTACAGTAACTCTAATTTTAAGACAAACAAGCGCGGCTACTAGCACTACTAACCCGCTTTATACCACTACTGTACTTGTAAACAATACAACCGACATAAACGGCGCTGTGGGCGATATTGGAACACAGAGCATTACATTTACCTGTAACTCACCTATCGTTATCACAACAGCACCGTAAACTAAACAAAGGGGCAAACAATGGCAAAACTTAAAATAACAAGGGCAGACGGCAGCGTAACCGAGCATAAGATTACGCCCCGTATTGAGTATGCCTTTGAACTTATGGCAAAAAAAGGTTTTCACAAAGCCTTTAGAGATGATGAAAAGCAAAGTGATGTTTACTGGCTTGCTTGGGAGTGTTTACGCACTAGCGGGGAAGTAGTAAAACCGTTTGGGGCAGATTTTCTAGAAACCTTAGCTAAAGTTGAGGTACTAGATGATGACCCTTTGGAATAGTGGGGCGCGGTAGCTTTGGCTATCTAATCGCACAAATAGCGATAGAAACCGGCATAGCGCCCCAGTATTTATTAGAATTAGATGATGTAATGTTTAAGAATATATTAAAGGTTTTAACAGATAAAGCTAAGGCGGTGCAAGATGCCAACAGAGTTAAGCGGCGCTATTGAAGCGCGCAAGGCATTACGCAAGTTTACGCCGGACTTATCTAAAGAATTGCAAAAAGAAATGGCAGCTTTACTAAAACCTATAGTTACAGTTGCCCGCGGTTTTATACCTGCTACCGTTTTAAGCGGGTGGAGCAAGGCAGAGGCTAGCGATACTAAATATAGACAATTTCCTAGATTTGATGCAGCTGCCGCTAAAAGAGGCATAGGGTATAGGACAGCGCCTAGTAAAGTTAATAGGAGCGGGTTTAGAGCTTTAGCCCGTATAGCTAACGTTAGCGCGGCAGGTACTATTTATGAAACCGCCGGGCGACTTAATCCACAGGGCAGACCTCAAGGGCCTATGGTAGACCGTTACTTAAATGGTGTTTATGATAAAACAAGACATACCGGTAAACAATACTCACAAAGCCTAAACCCTAACGCGGGTAAACAGTTTATAGATGCCATAGATGCCACAGGTCAAATAGTAGATGCTAATAACCAAACAGGTGCAGGGCGCAGGTCTAGAAAAATGAGAGGCCGCGCTATCTATAGAGCGTGGGCTGAGGACGGCGGCAAAACTAATGCAGCTGTAATTAAAGCTATAGAAAAAACTAAGATTATATTTAATAATAATTTTAAGGCGGCGGCATAATGGCTGTAGACCCACAAGTAGTAGTAAATATAGCCTCTGAGTTCACAGGTAAAAAAGCGTTTAAGCAAGCCGAAACGGCAACCGGTAAATTAGAAAAAGGCGTAAAAAGCCTAGCTAAATCGTTTGGTTTAGCCTTTAGCGTAGGCGCTGTAGTGCAATTTGCCCGGGTATCTATTAAGGCATTTAATGACCAACAAAAAGAAATAACGCAACTAAAAGGCGCATTAGATAGCTTAAATGAGGGTTTTAGATTTACAGAGGTAGACCAATTTTTAGAAAAAATGGAAGATGTAACAAAGGTAGGCGGCGATAAATTAGTACCTGCGTTTAGTCAATTAGCTAGAGTTACTGAGGACGTAGATAAAGCGCAAAAACTTTTAAGCATATCTTTAGACATATCAGCCGGTACAGGTAGAGATTTAACTAGCGTTACGGCAGCTATTAGCAGGGCTATGTCTGGAAATACAGCGGCGCTAGGTAAATTAAATGTAGGTTTAGATAAAAACTTATTAGCTTACGGTGAGTTAGACGATATTTTAGATATTTTAGAGGGCAAGTTTAAGGGCTCAGCGGCT